TTTATGTGCTTTATAAACTCTTTATATCCATGTTTGGATATATAATCCACACTCCCTTTATAATTCAAAGATTTGCAAATTTTATTAGCTTTATCAAAGCGGCATGAGGAGTTCCAATCAGATTCACAACATTTAATTAAATATTCTTTACTAATATTTAATTCTTTGCAAATTTTATTATCTGAAAATCCTTTCTCTGATTGAAAATTCTTCACAAATCGAGGGCTATATTTTAGTAAATGCTGAATTTTATGCTTTTTGTAAATTTCATAAACATCATTTGCATTTAAATTATTTTTAAAGGCGATTGCGCTGGCGCTTGAAACGCTGGCTAATCTGATAAGCTGGATTTTATCTATTTTGCTCAATTTGCTCATAAAATATTTCGTTTAAGTCACCTCCATCCTTTATCCATTTTGAACAGGTAGATTCAACTATTTGTATTCTTTTTAATAATGCGTTTTGGTGAAATTTTGAGGCGTCTACAGTTTGAAAATCAACGCCACATTCTTTTTTAAAATCTTCAAATCCTTTTTCGTCTTTTAAATAGGGCCAGATTGAGTGAGGCGGTTCCGCTATTAAATAATAACATTGTTTAACTCTCCAAACTAACATTTCGGTTTGCACTTGCCAAAAGTCTGCGCTTTTTTCATCTAGTAAATTAAACATTCTTTCATAATGAGTTTCCCAATTATTACAGGCTTTTATCTCAATTACAAATTTACCATCCACTGTTATTCCATCACTTGAAGCTCCTAAGGTTTTGACTTCTGGATGAGTTATAAAATCAACTTCTTTAATTTTTTGTTTAATTAAACCCTCTCCAATTTCGCAAATAAACGGCTCTATCTTTGTTCCATATTGCATTTCTTTTGAGGAAGCTGTTTCTATATACCTTTGAGTTTTGCGCTCCATAGCGCGCGAATAAACGTATTTAATAGCACCTTTAGAAAATTCGTAAACTTTAGCATCGTCAGCCCATGACATTTTAGCACCTTTTGGACTGCAAGCCATTATTTTTTTAATCTTACTTCCTGTCCAATTACCTAGCCTTTTTTTATGCCAATCCTCTGTTCTTTGAAGTGCTTTTTGCGGTTCTAGCTCCACATCTGGCAAATTTAAAACTATACTGCTTTTTTTAACTTTCTTAAATGAAAGATTGTTTTCTGTTTCCATTAGCTTTCTTTTTTTTCATGAGTTTTTGGCGCTGCATCTTCTTTTTTCTTTGCCTTGCTGTAGCTAAAATCATTTGCAAAATCTCTGTTTAAGTTTCTTCCGAAAATATTTGAAAAGTCAGTTAATGCTTCACTTTTTGCCGCGTTCTTTGCTGATCTCGCTCCGTATTCTAAGGAATTACCAGCTTTAGTCATAACTCTAGCAGCGACGCCAGAAATGGTTCTGTGTTCTGCGTGTGGGTAATCAGGCAAAACATTAATTTTTACTTGAGCTAATATTTGATTTCCGTTTACCTCAATTTGAGTGTCTACAATATCAAACTCCCTAAAAAATAAATCGGCTAAAGCCTCCTGTATTCCGACTGGAATATAACTGCTGGATTTACTGCCAGACAAATCTCTGGTTTTTATCCATTTTACGCTTGGAGCTTCTTGCATTGCCTCTTTCCATTCTTTATGGTTGGCAAATCTGTATTCTGCTGTTGTTTCTTTTGACATTTTTATGTGGTTTTATTGGGGCGGTTAAACCCCGTTTGGTTTATTATGCTTTTTCTAAGTCTGATCTCATTTCATCTGTAATTGGGTAATCAGTTACACAACTAAATTCGCCATCTATTATGCAAGCGGTTAATATTCCAAAACCAGAAGCTCCAGCAACTTTTTTAATTTTTCTTTTAGTTTCTAAATTTATTATCTGATCGATAAATTGAAAATCTTGTGTTGATGCTCCTTGTGTTATTACGTTAGTTCCCATTTTCTAAGTTTTTAGCGACATTGCTTGTGCAAATATAAGATAAACAAAAGCTTTACAAACTACTATTAACAAAGATTTAAGATTTAAGTGATACCATTTAATTTTTCTATTGTATTGGCTAAAACAGCACGAACAATAGTGTTTCCAGCTTGTTTATATGCTTGGCTATTGCTTACAGGCCATGTGAAAGTATCTGGAAAATCCATAAGACGAAAGCACTCTCTTGGGGTTAAACGTCTGATTTTAGAATTATGATAAATTCCAACTCCACCAAGTGGACCACCAGCATTTGCCCGAAGTGTAGAAAACACTTTATTGTTTGAGTTTATAGGGTTATCACTTTTATAATTCGATATTATTGGAGTACAAACCACATTATCTTTTTGCACAGTAGCCAAGGCATTACTTGTGCCGTTTAAATTTAGCTCTAGGCGTTGCTCTGTTGGCAATCCTACTTCTCGGCTTAATGGGTTTTCGGGGTTTCGTCCTCTAATTGCTCCAATTTTAATTAAGTTGTCTTTTGCGGTTGCGGTTGTAACGCAATTCATAACATCAGATTCTTTAAAGCTAATTTGTTTGGCTTGAAAAGGTGTAAAATCTTTTTTACCATTTGCCATAGCTTCACGTCTTAACCTTTTACCCTCTTCACTTCTCGAAACGTGCGCTATCATAACTGCTTGGTTACAAGCAGTATCTAAAGTTTGTGCAACTTCTTTGCCTACTCGTCCACGTCTTGTTTCGCTGTTTAAATTGGATAAGTTGATACTATCGCCTTCGTTTGCGATTTCAAAACCTTTTTTAGTTGCGGATTTTACTTTAATACCTTTGCCCTTGTTAGTTGAAAGTGTAGGACTTATTCCTTCAGCATCAAATACGTTTCCATTCATTCCGTTACCGCTTGGATTTGTATTTCCTATCTTAATAATATTATCACTAATATCTAATGAAGATGAAGATTTTGTAATAAATGAAGCTGTGTCATTTTCGTACTTATAATTTACTTTACCATTGTTAAAATTATCACTTCTTTGATTCAAATAATTCACCATCTTATCACTTAAATAATACTTTTCATCAACATCATCCTCCAAAACATCTTTTAATCTTTTCACTAAATGAAAAGGTTTTGGCCAATTAAAATTATTATCTGAATCATCACGAATTCCAACTATAAAAACACGTTCACGATTTTGAGGTACACCGTAATGTTTAGCGTTTAAAACCTTGTGGTAAATGTGATAAGGCGTAGAATCTTTTAAGGGGAATATAACCGAGTTTCCATTTATAGATTTTCCTCCTAAATAATCTAACCACCTATTAAAAGTTTTGCCAGAATCATCGCTTAATAATCCCTTTACGTTTTCAAAAATAAAATATCTAGGTTTATTTTTCACTATAAATTCGTGACTATTGTAAAACAAAACGCCCCTTTTATCCTTTTCACCTTTTCGTTTACCGGCTAAAGAAAACGCCTGGCATGGAGGGGAGGTCATATAAATATCAAGTGGTTTTTTTGGAATTTCACGATTATAAACATCGCTTGGGTAGTAATCTGGCTCTCCGTAATTATGAATATATGTTTGTCTGGCGTACTTATCCCAATCACAAGCAAACACAGTTTTATAATCAATACCTAATTTATCTAAAGCCTGATTAAAAGCACCAACGCCACTAAAATCACTTCCTACATTTATCATAATTTTTTTATTTTTTTACTAAATCCATCCTCAATATCACAAACCAAAATTTGTTCATTACTTAACAATAAACGAAAAGAATCTTTGTCCATATCCTCTTTTATACAATAGTTTCTTTCCTCAATAATTCCTTTTGAGTTAATGCACCAAAAAGGATGGCCCAATTTAATTTTAAACACTCTGCTTTTTTTATCAGCCTTAAAATGACTGAATTCGATAAAATCCTCCTTTTTTGCTATTTTTAGTTTTAGTTTAAGAAAGTGTTCTTTATTACTCATGGTTGTTGTTATATATTTCGTTTGCTTTTTCTATTGCGGCTGTTCTTGCTTCTTTAGGAGCTTCGCAACTAATTACAAATTGACCATCAGCCCATGCTCCCCATTCATACATGGTTCCTAAATCATAGTTAAAGAACGGAGCTATATAGACTTGTGCTTTTTTACCTGTACCTTGGAAGAAGTCTACGTATACACCGTATTGCATAGAGGGTTTAAGGTTTTCAAAATGACTTAACAAATCTTCGTTATCATGATACTCTTCTTCTCCATAAGTGCCTGAGATTATTAACCACTTTTCAAAGTCTTCTTTACATTTTCCTGTTAATTCCATAGTTTTATATTTTTGGTTTTTTAGTTTCTAAATACTGCTCTATTCGTTTTTCAATTATGCCTTGTGTTTTGTCGGTTTTATTAAACCAATCAACAAAACCTTTTATAATACTATACATTGGCTCTGGTTCTTCTGGCTGTTCGTGGTCATGGTATGGGTTTTCTCCTGCTTCTTGTAAATTCATAATTTTTGTTTTGTTTGTTACTAATTAATACCTAGCCCCGTAATCGCTTGCAATTTTAAATAAACTTCCGAGGCTTGTTTTGTTCATTTTTTTACAACTGTCATATTTTTTATCACATTTTTTTGCGTCATAATTTGCATGAAATTTGCTAATATTATGAAAATAACCTCTTCCGTTTTCACCAAATTCACTGTTTAAAGCTCCAGCGATTTTTATCCAGTCTTCATAATTGGACGTAATATCTAAAGAAAATTTATTTATCTCATCAATCAATTTGTCCACTTTCTCGCTTTCGCTTGTAATTGTATAATTATGATAAGTCCCCCCTGCTGCTGGTTTTTTTAGTCTTAATGCTTTAGCCTCTTTATTGTGATATGCTTCTGAATCAAAACTAAAAAATCTTAACCGAGCATAATCTTTACAGCTTTGATCGATGTTAATTCCTATCTTTTTTAATGCGCCCTCAAAGTATTCAAAATATTGATCTAATTTTTCTGGATTGCTTATTTTCATTATTGCATATACGCCATCAATAGAAGTGCTATACCCTGTGTAATAGCAGCAAGGATGATTCATAAACAGTTCTTTTACTAATAACATAGAAATACATTGATTTGTTTTTCTGTCGATGTCAAGGCAAATAAAAGGCATCTTTTCAATTATATTCTTTTCCTCCCGCCATTTTGAGAACCTAGCAGAAACAGTAATACAAGGCAACGCTTTTTTATCCTCTTTAGAAAATGTATTCCTATAATTATCAATAGATTTCTTTAGTCTACCTTTTGGCTTAATGGTATGCCTTAACCAATCATCTAAATCGTAATCATATGGAACGTTGCTTCTTACGTTTTCAAAAATTGAGATTTTATACATCCTTTATGGATTTTGGGTTGCTTGCTTATTTTTTTTCATAGTTAAAACATTTTTAATTGTTGTTGATGCTGTTTTAGTCTTTTGTTGCCATCATTAAAATAATCTACATCAAGCTCACAGGTTACCAAATCAAATCCTAAATTATGACATGCTATGTCTAAGCTTGCCGAGCCTCTATGAGTGTCTAGTATTTTGTCTCCTTCTTTTGCGTAGTTTATTAATATCCATTCATATAGCTTCTTTGGTTTTTGGGTAGGATGTATTTTGTTTTGATTAGTATAAGCCTCGGCTCTACTCATTCTAAAGGCTTTTGCAGGACTATTAAAAGAAGTCCAAGCCATTTCAAACGTAGCGCTGCTAAACTCTTGCATTTTATCCCAAATAATCCAACAAGGGCTATTAATAGGCATTTTGTTTATAAAATGATTCGCACCCCAAATAACTTGATTTTTAGAAACCCTAAATAATTCATTAAAATACTCAACATCTGGAGCTTCATTATCCCAATCTTTTTTTGAATGCTTTAACCAATTAGCTTTAAGGTTCGGATTTTCTATTTGTTTAGTCCAGTTTATCCCATAAGGAGGATCGACGATTGAAAGTTCAAAATAGTTATCTGGATAACGTGCCATCATTATCATATTATCCTCGTTTGTTGCTGTTATCATAATTTTTTTTATTAGTCTGTTAATATTAAAAAGGCAATTCGTCATTGTCATCTACACTTTTAAACACATCGCTTTCCTGACCGCTTTCCTGACCGCTTTCGCTACCAGTGTTATCACTAGAATCAACAACCGTTTTTAAATAGTATTTCGTTACACCTCCAGACCTTTTTTTCATATCAGTATTTTTTCCCAGTATGCGACCAATACCTCGGGCGTTGTATTTTGCTGCTTGACTTTTATTTTGTGAGCTTAAAAAATCAATAACATCGGAACTGCTTAACCACTCTCCAGGATTTCCGCCAGCACCACTACTTTTTTCGCTTTCTGGAAATTTAAAGAATCGAATTATTAATTCCTCTTCATAACTTTGATCCCTAAATTGTTCGTTTCTATCGTTAATCTTTGCAATGTCTTCTAAATTAAACCAGCTACGATAACCGCTCAAATACAAAGAATAAGCTTGCGCCCAAATTTTATCCATATCTAATTTGTGCATGTGGTCAACTTCAAAAGCTCTAAAGACTAACCACCTTCTATTACCCGTCATATCCGTTAAAAAAGTGGTATCGTTTACAGATCCTATAAAGCTGGCCCGCCTTAAATAATCCTCAGTAAAATGACCGTAAGATCTACGAAAGTTTATCCGTTGTCTAGTCACAAAACTTTTTAAACTGTTAACGCTGTTTTTATTCATAACCTCCAGCTCCTCCAAATTTATAAACCAACATTTGCTTAAGTATTCCACGTGATCGTTTTTGCCCGTATCAATAGGACCCTCGTAATAATATTCCCTCATAAATTGGTTTGGCAATAGTTTACGCATCCATCTGGATTTACCCACACCTTGTGCCCCTTGCATTATTAAACAAATGTCATTAACTGCATCCTCATTCAATAAACATTCAACAGAAGCTACTAAAAAGCGTTTTAAGACAACAGAAAAAAGATCATCGTTATCAGTTTTGCAGGTTTTCGCTAAATCGCTTATATGGTCGATTTCTCCTCCCCAATCATCTAAATCATTAAAATAGTTTTGAAGAGGATTGTATCTTAAACAAGTATCTTTAGAATCAATGTAAGTTCTTAAATCCTTTTCCGTCAATTTAAAATCTTCGCTGATTAGCTTTAACCTAATCGTATTAACATCTGAATCGGTTAATATTTGCCACTCGCTTTTTGATATTGTTTTGTTCTTTGAGTTGTGAGAACTATATCTGAACTCCTTTCGGCTTAATACGATATTATGTCTGAAATCATATTTTAAAGCCAGATAAGTGAATTGCT